ATGTTAAGACACATTCAAAATAGTTTAGGCAGCGTTTACAGAAGTAATACAGCAACTCCTCAGGGTCAGATTATTCACCATCGTAACTTTCAAAGCCAGTTTGATACCACAGGCAACACCCTCTACAATAATTGCTGGGTTTGCTCATTAAATGTTATCAAATCCAGAGATGGCAATAATTATAGTGCATTAGAGGACATCACTTCTGATAATCAAGCGTTTAATAATATATTAGAGGGTATTGATATAATAGAATGTGAGAATTTATTAAAAGAAATGAATGTGCAAAAAATACCTGAATCCTCTCTTTTTACAAACATTAAAGAAGCTTTACAGGCAGAAGTTTTCAATAGTACTGTAGAAGATGACTTTGAGAGTTTTATTTCTTACGAATTACAAAACCATGGACCACTGATGTTGATCAGGCCTTCACTTGGCTCGGAATGTCTACATGCAGAGTGCATTGTAGGCTATGATAGTGAAGTGAAAAAAGTATTAATTTATGATTCAATGAATACCTCACCTGAATGGCAATCAAATATTGATGTCTATGACAAGCTTACATTAGCATTCAATGATAAATATAAAAATGAAGATTGCAGTATTTGTGGTCTCTACTATGACGGTGTTTATGAGCCAAAACCTTTACACTCCTCCTCCTGGAAAGACTGGTGTACCATTTTATGATAGTTAACCTTTACCAAGGTAATTATTCAGGCTACCGCTAACATATCGCGACGGCCTGAGCTGTCAAAAAAGTGCAAATTATAGGTTACTGTTAGGCTGTTTCGGCCAGACAGGCTTTAAAGTATCCACCCGGGTTACCAACACCCTGTATTTTTTCCACTCGTCGAGGTGCGCTTTCTCATCGTCTGTTGCGATTCTAGGATCAATGGCATCCTGACTCATCTGTGAAAAATTCTGGCTTGGCTGGTTAATTACCCACAGTGGGTTTCAATGTATAAGAACAGAACTATTATCAGTAATATTTATATACTTGTTGAAGTATTATACAGCATATACCAATGAAAATAAGATTGCTTTTGCGTCGGATGATACTTCAATTGATCTTAAACACAACTTATGATAATAATCAGTTAATTATAAATATTCTCAACTAAATGTATATTACTATCCATAAAAGGTTCATACTGTTTTGTGATTCATTCTGACTATTATCACAACACATTAAAGCGAGTAAAACCAATTCCTTGCAACTCATAAATATTTTTCAGGAGTAGATCATGAACACTTTAGACATATCCTCATACCCACCTAACTTACTTTCAGATATAGAGATTATTTATGGTAAAGCGTTACTACAACTCATCATGGAGTCTAAAAAAATCAACAGTGAGAATCTTATCTCGCTGTTACAAAATGCACAAAAAGAACAGCAATGGCTCGAAGATAAAGAACCATTATCTACTGCCCTGAAAATACTGGATAAATCATGAAAAGCAGCATTACATTTTCATTTTTACTTGTGCTTACAGTTATAATAACAGGATGCTCGTCCGGTAAGAGTAAAGGTGATTATAGCCTGGTGGATGGAATATACTTCTGGGGCCAGGATATAAGCGTATTTCAACCATGCCATACACACCAGATATACTGGCTTAACGGAGAAAAAAACACACTGAGAAGCTTAAAAAAGCATCACAACACAAATAAAAGTGTCTATGCTTCGCTGATCGTGCATAACGATGGGTATCAGGACAAAGGGCCTTCAGGCACTTATGATGAAACTCTTATGCTTGAGAAAATTATTAGTATAGACAATAGTGAAAACCACGTTGACTGTCTGAACTTTATAATTCCCAGTAAAAAAACACAAAGTTACATCCAAAAATGAACTTTCCGGATAAAAAATTGTCAAAGTAATATACATAATAAAATGTACTTCTGAGGATATATGGACAATACACTGATAATAATTACCATGCTTATTATATTCAGTATTTTTAGCTGTGCTGTAATCAAAGTAGGAATAGGTATATCAAATAACCCGGACAAAACTGATGAGTAAAAATCAGCATTTTCTGAATTAATGTCCCTACCTTACTATCAAAAATTAACAACGTTTTAAGGAATATTTCTTAATGAAATCAAAAGATACTTTAAAGTGGTTCCCCTCTCAACTTCCTAAAGTTCGTATTATCCTGGGTGATGCTGTAGTGGAAGTAGCGAAACAGGGCAGGCCTATCAATACCAGAACATTGCTTGATTATATTGAAGGAAACATAAAGACCAAAGCATGGCTGGATAACAAAGAACTACTACAAACAGCAGTATCAGTTCTTAAAGAAAACCAGGATGTGAATGGGAAGATATAATACATTCCAAAAAGGAGATAACCCAGACAAAATTTCACCGCCTGACCATCACCTGTTATCATTTAATTATAAAGCAATCAGACAAACAATTATCAACTTCTGTAAGAACGTCTACACTCTCTTTTACTCAGTCTGGACAACATGTTACTTGTCTCTTACAACTATCAGAATAAATATATATCACCAGTTAATATAGAAAAAATAGTTTTCTTTTAGATAAACGCTCTCTTTTCATGCTATACTCGCCCCAAATCAATAAAATTCGGAAAACAGGATGTCCTATACCTTATTTTACTCACCAGGAGCAGCCAGTTTTGCAGTCCACTGGATGTTGTTCGAACTAAAAACGCCATTTACTGCTCAACTCGTTGATATTGAAAGTGGTAATCAACGCTCCCCTGAATATCTCAGTCTTAATCCTGTTGGTCGGGTGCCTACCCTTATCGTTGATGGAAAACCAGTGACTGAATCAACGGCTATTTTGATGCTTCTTGCCGAGCGCCATCCTGAATCTGGCCTTGCACCTAAACCAGATACGCCTGAGCGTGCAGAATGGCTGGAACTGATGATATATATGGCAAATACATTACTTCCTTCAATGCGAGACTGGTTTTACGCCGATAAGGATGGTAGTCCCGAAGACGCTGACGCTATTCGTACCCTGGCCCGTAGCCGTATTGAGGAAGCCTGCGAATATTTAGATAAACGTCTGGCAAATCAACAAACCTATCTGGTGGGTGACAGACTGACTACAGTAGACTTATTAGCGACAATGTTGATGCGCTGGACACGCAACATGCCAACCCCAGCCATGCAATGGCCACACCTTGCCAGTTACATTTATCGAATGAGAGAACTCCCTTCATTTTTACAGACTCATAATCAAGAAAAATTAGAGGGATGGTTAAATTCATAGTTCATTTGGTACTCTGGCGTAAATTACAAGAGTAAAAGCTCTGAACCTGAGTTTCATATATGCACTCCCTCCCCGTTATGTATTTAGTCCCTGCTCATACAACACTAAGTTCTGAACTACCGTACTAATATTTTACTGACTGACCGGAGAAACCAGCCAGTCAGTAGTTATTACTGTGGTAATGCTGGCCACCTGATTGCTATGAAGGTGGCCTCATCTGGAACGGCTGTTAAATCCAGTGTTTTAAGCTTCCTGATATACGCCATCCATTGAGTCAGATTTTCCTTATCGTCGTCACTGATTTCACCCAGTGCCAGTTCAGTTCGCCAGTCGGCAATGGTGCTGTTAGCTCCATCCAGTAGTTTCTGTCGGGTGGTTTCGGCCTTAGCCTGATAGTCAACGGGAACAGCCAGAACAGTGCCATTCGAATATTTCCAGCCGCCATAGATATTAAATCCGGCTGGTAGTTTATTGACCTCAACAACCGAAAAACCTGCCGGATAAAGGCGCGATACATCTTCGGCTACAGAACGTATTATATTTTCGGAGTCAATGCACAGCTTATATTTTTTGGTGAATTTACTCAGTGATTCGTAAAAGTCCTGACCATCTTCACTACGAAAATACAGAAAGTTGTTATCGTAGTCCTGGTCGTCAGGAATGTATCTGGTTACGTTTTTTAATTCCATTATATTCACCTAAATTATCCATTAATTGTACGCCAGCCATTACCCACCCACATTTGTAGCGGTCTATACGCAAATGTCACACCGTATGCTGTTGTTGGGTCATGTCTGGCCTGTGTTAAAAAGCAACCAGCAGGCGCTTCTGCTGGTCCATATTCATCTACTTTGCCAGGCCATACAGGAGCACCGCGCTGGATATTCTGGACATAACGATTATCTGATTCGCCTTTTGTATATACGTTTCCTGATGTTAAATAACGGGCGTCAAAATTGCTGTAATTAGCAGGGTAAATATTGCCGTTTACACTCAGTTCGATACCGCCGTCTTGTCGTCTCTGGCTGTAGAAATGCCAGCCCTGATCGTCACTCAGTTCAATGACCGTTGGACGGTCTGTGCCATTTCCCCACAGACTGAAACCGGCGTTCATCGCGGAGTTGTTACCACTCGATAACGTCAGTGTTTTTCCGTTGCCGGCACGTAAGATACCATTAGTGAGAACATCTACTGACATGTGCAGCCCGGAATTGTCGATATAACCAACCAGAGCACTATTGGCATAAATCCCCAGAACGCCGTCACTGTGCCACTTAAACCCTGTATCGTTATCGCCGAATACAATCGAATTACCGCCCAGTGCATTGTCAGTACCAATACCTAACGGGCCGTCTAGCCGCCCTCCATTAACTGACAGTGCCTCAACGTCACCGGCTGTGGGTTTCATCATGCTGTTATACAGCGTATATGTCTGACCGCTGGTTGAGTTTCCCGGCTGAACTGATGAATATTCAGGCGTTCTGTGTAGCGTGACATTTGCATTACCGGTGTAATCATATTGCGCAATTAACCAGTACGCATACTGGCCGATATTAATATAAATATCGTAGGTGTCGCCTGATGTATTAACCCATGCGACCTCGTTAGCTGCGGCAGGCGAACGTCTCCATAATGTGGCGGTTATTCCAACAGGTGAACCATTACCGGCACGCAGTACCAGTTCACTGATTGCCGCCTGTTCAGGTGAACCAGCGTTAAACCCTGCCCCACCGTACAGTTTAATCACCGCAGTTGATGTAGCCTGCGGCATTACAACCGTGGCGATTTTGAACCAGCCCGATTCGCCAAGTGTAATGGTGGTCGACGTTACCGCGCCGATAGTTCTCGCAAATTGTTTTTTGTCCGGAATGTCGCCGCCATTCTGCGATTTTTGCAAGGCACCAGCAGCTTGCTTTGCTGTTTCTCCCAAACCGAGGTATGTGAGAATATCCGCAATGCTGGCTTTTCCGATGATGTCGCGCCCAACAGAAGTAAGATCTGTCTGTCCGGCTGTATCATTCCCCGTAAAATACGGAAGTTTATCTGCACCAGTAGCCAGACCAGCGAGCGCCGTCAGCGTGGCATCAAGAGTCTGAAAATCCTTACCGAACGCAGCGGACATTTTGGCGATAAAGCCGCTCAGGTCACCATCATCGAGTACATCCTGCCCGCTCTTGCTGGCTGTGTACTGTGCCAGTGCTGCAGCGATGAAGCTCGCCTGACGCAGCGCTTTATTTACCTGTGCACTTGATGCCTTGCCCGCAGTAAAACCAGACAGGAGCGCCGGCAGCGCCTCCCAGTCAGGCTGCGATGTAACATTAGCACCCTTGCCCGTCGCAAACGGTTTAAAATCATTTTTAGCCATCAGAGTAATGTCCCCCATGAACCGGCATCAAACCCACTGATATATTCGTTATCCATATCAAACCCAAAAAACCTGTTTCCTTCAGAAGGCGTTTCCACCGAAGGAATTTCAATACTTCCGCCCCATACACCAGCGGCCTTTACCGTCAGATACCCTTGTCGTATCGCAGCAATAAGTTCGAGAGAGACCGATGAAATATCTGTTTCAGGAAAAACCCAGATACCTATGGTCATGTCCTGGTTATCGACGATCTGCATCTTCAGACCGGACCCGTCCAGTGCAGCGTCAAGAATGGGAGGCAGAGAGTCGTTTCTTCCGTCCCAGTTGTTAATTGCTATCTTCGTTTTTAGAACGATGCGATAGGTTTCATCGCTCAGCGAGGTATAACCCGAATCCGGATCATATGGCCCCTGCCAGACGCCCTGGTCATATCCGAGTCCGTCAGTGTCCCAGCTGAAATAGACACCGCTTATTGGCTGGCTTACAATCCGGCTTAACCCTATCCACTGGCCGAGAATATCGAGTTGTATTCCTGTCGCATGATCAATATCAAAAGCGTTTATTAGCCCATTTATTGCGGCTGAGGTTTCAGCTAACGGCCTGGTCACTAAATCGATGTGTTCAACGAATTTAGGTTTTGTCGCATGATAGTTAGTAATTAAGTCCGTATATTTGCTCATGCTGCCACCGTAATAATGATATTTTCCGGCTTACAGGAGGCAGATTCGTCGTAAGCAATATTAATATTCGCCGCAGCAACAGCTTCCGGAGATTTGCCGATCAGCAACTCCTGAATATCGTAATAGCGCGCATTTCCACCACTGACGACCCCAAGGTTAGCAGGAGAATAAATCCGGCTCAGCAGTACCTGGTCACCAATCATCAGTCTGTTAATGTAATCCGCAACAGCCTGCTGAATCTGCACACCTATCTGAGAGGTGTACCCGGCAAAAACTTTTAAGGTAATTTTTCCGTAAACAGGGACATCAGTTGGTCGCGAAAAACTGATTATGTGGGGATTACCATATTTATCCGGTACGGTTACGGATGTTTTTCCCCAGGTCCGGACCCCCTGCCCTTTATTTCCCCGGATGGTTCTGGCTATTTCGGTCACATCACCACCATCAACAATGGCCGAGATGGAATGCGGAGGAAGCCCGTTACCGTCAGTCTTTCCTGTATCATTTTCATAGAGCTTGTGGCGCGTCACACCAGCAATATTAGCGATCGCCCCGTCCACGCCTTCAAATGGTGTGATGGATGGTATCGCGACACTCTGCCCCTGCCTGATGCGCAGTTCTGCGTCCGTTTCTGCAGGTGCGCCAACGGTGGCCGCTGCCGGGTTGGTTACTGACGTCCAGCCACGGGTCGGTGTATTGATAGTGGTAATCGTCCCGGCAGGAGCTGCAACCGCTCCGCTTTTGGAACAAATTGCAGTTGCCGTCACGGTGCCATCAACACCAATCACCACTGAATCCGGAAGACGCCAGATCACGTTATTGGTGTCTTTCACGGTGCCGTTCGTAATGGTTGTTCCTGCGGTGCCAGTGAGCAGTAAATCCACGGTAGAGTTCGTTGCACCTTTGCGCGCGATACCGTTAATTTTTACGTTACTGGTCAGCGCTGCGCCGTACCCGGTAACAGGTGAAAAGCAGTTATAGACGGAAATGGCTGTGTTATTGGCATCGTGAATAGCAAGCGCCACCAGCGCCACCATCTGGCCGTCTTTGCTGTCCGGCTCCAGATAAGCGTCACTACCATAAATCTGCTGGAAATAGCTCGTCAGGGTATCGAGTATCGTCTGGTAATCAGGCGCACTGATCCCCTCAGCGGTTACCGTTGCCGATAAGCCGAGTGTGTCCAAATTGAGGGCCATTTATGCCTCGCTGGTTACTGTCGTTGTTCCGTAGATAGTGTCGATTTCAGCGAAGAACTGGACGCGGCGCGTCGTCGTGTTCACTGTGGTATTGAAAGAGAGGATGGATTTCACGCCCCGCGTTTCGAGGATGCGCTTGCGGATCGCCAGATTGTAGGTTTCCGGCTTTTGCTTACCGAGCACAGACTGAATCCACGGTGTTCCCTCTGTCTTATCGAGGAACCACTGCCCGTACCACAATGCGAATCGTGTTTTTACCGCCTGCGCGACAGCTTCTGGCGAGTTAATCAGCCAGGTATCATCGCCACTGCCAAAAGTGTAATCACCTTCGCCGTCTTCACGTCTGTACCGCATTAGTTCACCTCATCTGTATTGCTTCCACCGTGTTGAACGCCGCCATGCGTATGGGTATTGTCGATCACCTTGCCGTTCGCTTTCACACTACCGATAAACTCAACAGCACCGGTGATTTTTGATGCAACGCCAGAAACAACGGACCCTACCATGCCGCCCAGCCAGGACAGAAGGCCGTGAATAGTGACTTTCTCCGAGAAGTCGGCCAGCGGGGTCACTATATCCAGACCGCCAGGCGCTACGATTTTAATTTTCTGAGTGGAAGGGTTGAGCTCAAAGAACGTACTTCCGTCGTCGCTACGGAGCTGCGCGGCCCCCGTACTTATTCCGCTGATTTTCTGCGCCTGCGACTGCGGCCCGACGATACAGAACGCATCCGATAAATCATGTACCCGGTCATCGACAGGCTCCTGTACCCCGCCGCTCTGCCACCAGAAATCGATGCAGCGATCGGCGAAAATCACCAGGCATTCATCACCGGCTTTCACCGGGAACGTTAGCGTACAGCCGCCGCCGCGAGGAAATACCACGGGCACATCCACCAGTAGCGGGTAAGGTTTTGTCACCCGGTTACCGTCGTTATCAATTTCAACCGAACGGATAGCAGGCTGTACAACCGCCGTAACCGCGTCAGGGTCGAATGACTGAATAATGCCGGGCAAAGCGACGCGGATTTGGTTCTTTGTTGTTTCCCGCTCAGATTTGAATGTTTCGGCAAGGTCGCCGCTGCGGGTCTGGTCAGATACTGCCATTTGATAGGTTCCAGAAAGTAAAAAACCCGCCGGGTGGCGGGTTTATAAATAAGGTTTAATTAAGCAGCCTGGGATTTCATTTCTGCTATTTTGTCCAACATCTTGTTCACTGCTGAAATAGATGAACTCGCTTCTGTTTGCAAAATAGTCTCTGTTAGATCGTAGTCCGCGCGCTTACGCTTCATTTTTTGTTGCTTAAGAACTGCCCCCAACTGGATAAGAGACATTAACTCATAAGGTTCGCCCTTTCGCCTTGCGTCTGAAGTCAGATATTGTACAACTCCATCATGTGTTGTTGGTGGACAACACGTCAAAAGGCCGCATGTTTCATGGTAGAAAGCATAGTAAGCCCGCGAAATAGCACTTCTGAAACCAGACTCAACACCAGTGTCTAAACACGTGATGGCTGCGTCAATGAACTCTTTTCCTTGGATACTCATATTGTGAATTGAATCTCCTGCCGATTACGCCCGCGGAACCAAGCTGTTACATTTTTTCCAGCGAAGACTTCATTCATTGCAATTTCAGTAGCAACGTCAATATCCATATCGGAAAGCATATCAGCATCTTCGCATAACACATCACAAACTATGCCCGCATCCCCTTCCGGGCTTGCGACGTAGTCATGTGAAATTGCTAAAACACCATAATTTTTGGCGACATTAGCAATTGTTCTGGAAAGAAGACTTATTTCATTTGTACTTAAATCAGTCACACTTATGAATGCATCTAATGCCTGTTTTTTTTCCATAACATCTGACTCCATGCTTTCTCGCTCGCTATCGCTTCCAATCATAGACAGAGCTTTTCGAGCAAAAAAGAGTGATAGTTCACCATCACCGTCCGCATAGGCTGCATTCCTGGCTCGTACACACAAAGCGAAACTAGTAATTTCCCTAGCCAGTCTCACAGCCTCTTCACGATACAATTCATACTGCCCGGTATAACTGAGATAAGAGAGATAATTCCTGGCTACTGCTTCGTCACGATATGCAACTGCCTCCCGGAAAAAACCGACAGCCTCACTGTGTTGATGTGCAGCTCCATGGGCCAGAGCCAACACCATAAGCTTCACGGGCTCATCTGGGATTTTACTTGCTCCAGAAACCACTCGCTTTAGTGTAAAAGCATCTAACTGTTGCCCTTCATCAATATGCGAAGTAAGCATCTCAAGCGTTTCATTCAGTTTGCTATGCAGTGCAAGTGACATTAATTATCCTCCGTGGCAGCAGAATTTATCATCAGGAGGCATCATCAACAACCTGTAGTTTTATTCATTACTCCCCATTTTAGACTAAGACTTTATTCTTTTGCGGGGAGGTAAAGAGAACTTGTTAAAAATAAATTCCACTCAATCAGGCACTTTCTTACACGGGAAAGATCCGATGATTTTCGGCGCGTCCATGCTGTTCTGCAGCAGCTGGACGTTCAGGAAAGCTTTTCCGTTACGTTTCACAAACTCAAAGCCGTAATTGTTGCCATCACGGGAAGGCATCAGCCCCATATCCGTTTTAACGTTGTCCCAATCATCTTTCTTACCAAGAAATTTGATTTTTTGTGATGTAACTTGCTCGCCGTTAATTTTCGTCCAACCGTTATCAGCTGCATGAAGTCGATATCCGCCGCATTGCAAATCAGCGAAAGCCGCAGAGGAGGAGAACATTAACGAAACTGTCAGAACTAACTTCATACGCTTCATGAATAAATCCTTTGCTGCGCTGAGGACGAGAGTAAATCCGCCGCGCCACGCGCTTCGCACATCATATCCATGTACCACGCCTGGCCCCTTGTATCGCCAGTGTACATAATCCCGCGCACAATATAAACGCCATCCGTTGCGATGCTGGCCGTCATTTGTTTGGACACGGGCAGGGTAACGTTAGAGTTGCCATCTATTGTTTCGTCAAAGTAACGTCCCGCCGCTTTAGCGATATCGTTATTCGGTAAGACTGTTTTATAGATGGAGGCCTGGTCCAGTTGAATGAGCCCGTTAACCCGGATGTTCGGGTTAATCAGTGCGCGGACGTTTACGCCGTTGCCGATGGTCTGCTGCGGCATGCCGATAAGGCCGGTGGCGCTGTTCAGCACAATCGCGTCGTGCATGTATTCACCCGCGGGCAGCATATTAAGCTGACCATCCACGAACTGCCAGGTGGCGCCGCACTGCGCGGCAACGCTATCCATAAGATGCCGAGTCATGCCAAACAGCGCACGTCCGCGCGGGAAAACAGTCGGGGGGAATACCGGAGTGCGACCAACGGTCGCGCCTTTGGCTTCGAAGTCCTTCATCAACAGCCTGAACATATCTTCTGTCGTGTAACCCGCTGCCAGCGTCTGATTGGTAATGCTGGTGGCAAATGCCAGATCCGTATCGGCGGCCTGAATCAGGACGTAGGAGTCAATGGGACTGTCTTTTCCTGTGACCGAGTAGCGAATTTCCCCACTAAAAATCAGTCCGTAGTTGCGCCCGTCGCTCTGGCCCACCGTGTCGGCGTCGACTTCCCGCGCAATGCCGACATCGCTGGCTGCCACCTCCGGCGCGATACCGTCGTAACCGGCAATCAGTCGCACTTTCGAAAACTCCTGGCCGGTGATGCGGTTCACCGTATCAGCTGACAGGTTGTAGATTTTGAACGTTCCCACCCGGGACGCGCTGCTGATGTTGAACCAGTCTATCGTAAAGGTCACTTTAAAATCGCTGAGCTCAATACCCTGCCCATTCTTGTCCACGAGCTGCAGCTCGAAATGCCTCATCCAGTTCTGTGACATACTTACTCCGTTGATACCAGTAAATGACTGCGGCCACCCAGGTCGGTTTTCGTCGGATAATCCTGTGTGCTGTCGTCACAGACCACCACCAGCTTAAAGCCGAGCCCCATATAGGCGTACTGCGCCAGCAGCTCAGCACCCGTGACGAGAGGAATACCGGAGATTACCGGCTCCCCTCTGTCGTTCTGCAGGTCCATAATCCAGTACAGATCACGCCAGATAATACTAATCCGCCAGGTGACACCTGCCAGAATGATACTGAACTGCTGGTTATCCGCTGTAAGCGGTATTTCCTGAATAGCCATTAGCCAAGCCCCAGTAACGCCGCACCACTTTGCAATAAAGAAGTATTTGGCGGTTTTGTGGTTTTGTTGCCGGTATTGAGCACCGCCGACGTGCTGGCCCCGTCCTTCATGTTGGTTTTATCCGCGACGGTGATCTGTTGCGTCTGTGAGATAATTACCTCCCTCAGGGTGAGGACGGCAGACAAAACATTTTCAGTTGTCTTGTCGGTTGTCACTTCGAGCGCCCGGATCAGCATGTTGCTGTACAGCCGTTTTCCGGTCACCACATCGAAAGGAATGCGGCTCGCCTGCAGGTCGAGTATTTCCTGATACGTCTGCCGGGGACTCAGGCCAAGTAAGCTGGTGGAAGTCAGATTACTGGCAAAATCCAGCAACGCTCCGCCACCAGCGAACCCGACCTCCATGACGACTTCAGACGGTTTTTTATAGGCATGATCGGCAACGGCAGCTCCGACTTCTACCGGATGCTCTGTTATCTCTAGCGTATCGGTATGTTTCTCAGAAACCACCACGCTGGGGACAATCATCCCGATTTTTCTGGTCTGCTGCTGAAAGAGAGTAGAGAGAAAGTCCATTAGCCCACCTTCGTTTGATTGCCGCGCATAACTTGGGCGTTTGCAGACTGCTGGCGACGTTCAACCTCTGAACCCACCTGACGCGGATCACCACCACCATAAATGTGGTAAGTGTTCTGCTGCTGAACCTGCGTACTCCGTCCTGGCATATTGCTCAGTACCCTGGGAATGTAGTTGCGGGTTTCCTGCGGCATAAGGGCCATCCCGTGTTTCTGTACATTACCGATCCCCCAGTTATATGACGCCAGCGCCTTGCTCAGGTCACCGCCATTCGCCCGCAGCAACTGTGAAAGATATTTTGCTGCAGCCTGCGCAGCCTTCTCCGGATCGAAAACATCATTCCCGCGCAGCCCCATATCACGTGCAGTGCCGTCCATAAACTGAAACAGGCCTTTAGCGCCGGCGCCGGAAACTGCAAACTGATTCCCGCCTGATTCAGTGATGGCCACACTGCGCAATAAACCTTCCGGAAGCCGGTAGAGGTGTTCCAGATTGGTTAGCATCGGCTGCATCCATCCCAGCAGCTCTGCGCCAGCTTTTGTTGGTTGTGGCCGCTTAACTGACTGTCCGTGTTGTTCAGGGTCATCACCCCCAAACCAGCCGCGAACCGTTCGGCCTACGCTGCGGGGATCGAATCCCCAGTGCTCTTTAATCCAGTCAGCGGAACTGTTGGCACTGTCGGTTACCATCGGCATTGCTGACGGGTTTTCACCGCCCTGATTCAGCATCCGTTTTCCGATGCTGGCGGCATCGGCCCAGCGACCGTCTTTAATGGCGTTGAGCAGGTCGGCGATCATATTCAGCATCTTGCTGAACTCGCCCATCTGATCAATGAAGTTGCTGAAATCCCACTTCAGGGACCATGACTTGGGGTCAATGTTGAGCAGCTTCGCCAGCGCTTTCGCCAGGTCATTAATGGTCCCCTGCAGGTCATGGACCATCTTCAGCGCGGCGTCGACTTCTGGTTTCCACTTGCCCCAGTCAATCAGGCTCTTACCGCCTTCCTTCCAGGTCCTGTAATCCTCCCAGAGTAACGCGATACCGGCGGTCAGCGCGGTAATCAGGCCAATCGGCGACATCCAGAACGTACTGTTCAGAATGCGCAGCGCAATCGTCAGCGCGCCAAACAGCGAGATCAGATCCCGCGTTTGCTTGTCGAGTGATTTCCACCAGGTAATAAGGTCTGACGTCCCCTCAATAAGCCGGAAGAACAGCCGCCCGATGATGTCCCCGAGCGCCAGAATGCCTTTTATGGCTTTCGTCAGGGTCTGCTCGATGCGCGGAAAGTTATCCAGGATGTGGCGGCGCAGCGTGTCCAGCGAACCCGCCAGACCACCAGCAAGATTCGAGCCGATTTTGTCACGGGCCATGCCTGCCATCGCGCCGAACTCGCGCAGGGAGGTCATGAATTTGTTGGAGGAAACAGCGGCCTGTTGAGAGTCGTAACCGATGGCCTTCGCCATCGCGCTGTACTGCCCAGAGAATCCCCCCAAACCCCGACGCATCGCCATGAGGGTATTTTCGTCAATGCCCAGCATCTGCGCATACTGGTTAGCGCGGTAATACGGCATGCTGCTGAGCTTCTGGCCGACGCCCGTAAAAATAGCAGCCATGTCGCGCATGTTCCCGCTGGCGTCACGAGTCTGTACACCCAGGCGGTTAAGAAATCCCTCCGCGCCGGGGTTGTTACGTACAAATCGTGAGAGGCTTTCCAGCGAGCTCCGCGCCGCGTCCACGCTGCCACCCACCTGCGAAACTGCGTAGCCAATCGACTGAATCCCCAGAACCGTCGCGCCGGTGCGTTGAGATGCCCAGTAAAGGTTATCCAGACCGGAGGCAATTTTCGCCGTAAACGCAACAGCGGACAGCGCCGCACCTTCCACCGCCAGCCCTGTTTTTATGGCATTTGCGGTGACGCCAGCAAGAACAGATTCAAATTTCTCGTATCCGGCTTCATCAATACCAAAGCCAAGGGAGACGAGAAAATCTTTAATAGTCTCAGCGTTCATTATCCTCTCTCCATTTCTCAATACGGTGCTGGTTGTCAGCCTTAACGGCCAGATGGTCATTCATCAGCGCGATATCGCACAGATCGACAGACCCATCCTTCAGCGCGTAATAAGGGATTAACCCGGCATCAACCGGGTCAAGGAGATAAGACAGCCCGTCAGGCAGGCTGTTGAGGGTTAGCCCTGAGGCTGGCCCGGCGTCGCGCTGGTAGGGCTCACGGGCAAAAAATTTCCCAGCGAATCGGCGACCACCCGCGCCACCAGCTGGAGCATGGTCAGCAGGTCGATATCGTCAAACATCAACTGCCCGCTGCTAAATACTGGCGTCCATCCGTCCATATGCTTACGTGAAACCACAGACAGACACGGATGAATAATCGCGTTGGTGTCTTCTTCGGTCAGGGAAGACAGTTCCTCAGCGATACGCGGCAGCAGGGTTTCAAACACCGGTTTCAGTTGATCAAATTTCACGGTGTCGATTTTGCCATCCGCAGGCAGAAGGGAACGAATGCTCCCGAAATCTGACATCATGCCCGCCAGTACCGGCAGCAGCTTACGGGTCACTTTCAGCTGGTCAAAAACGCTGAGTTTTGCCACGCGGTAATCGTGGCCTTTGACTGAACATTCCATCTGTTAAAACTCTCCGAGTACCTGGTCGATTTTGCCGCAGTCAAACACCCAGGGCATCGTATTACCGGCTTTAGCATTGGCGTTATCCGGCTGTTTCTGGAATGCCACGCTGCGCGCCGTGATGATGTCTCCGCTCACCTTGTTTCGGATCACAATGACGTTGTTTCCCCAGGTTCCTGAGGACTGACTCTGCGCGTTGTACGCCAGCGACAGCTTTTTGTTTGTCGGCGAGGTCTTAAGCAGGTTGACGGTTACCGTACCGCTCTTGTCTGCGTGAAGGCTGTTCATCACTTCGCCGTCAGCGCCGATTGTCATGGTGTTTTTAGGACCGGCCATAGCAACAGTGATCCCTTCCTCGGAGCTGGCGGAGCCGTAACCCAGATCAATTACACCAGTCGGACCAGAAATGGACGCTGTGACGTCCGTAAAAGAATAAGTAGCCATTCATTTTCCCCTTAGCGAACGACGTTGATCTGCACATCAGCGAAATGAACCGCCCCCGCCAGCTTACAGGCCACCTGAATAACCGGTGCCTTACGCGCTTCGCGGTCGGCCTGCGCCTGTTCGGAAATCAGCTGCGCGTAGACGTAATACCCTTTTGTCAGCGTGTCTCCGGAATCCAGCTGCCCAATCGGGCCACCGTTCCATACGCCAGCAGCCACCAGCCCGTTCGTCACGGACTGATCCATAGACTGCTCAACATTGGACAGAAGACGCGTCACACCCGCATCGGTCTGCGGTACTTTGGTTGTACTGGTGTACAGCAGGTTATACAGGTTGGTCTGTACGTAGTTCTGCAACCAGTCGAGCCCGTGGCGTTCGTCGAAGAAATCACCGCTGGACATGACGCCCTGCTGCAGGATTGCCGTATCGTTCTGGTAGTACACAAACACGTTGCACTTCTTGGCATCCAGCGCCGCCGCCTGATCAGTCGTCAGGGTTTCGTAAGTGATCCCCGGCTCCTGTTTGAATTTCAAAGTAATGGTGGTGTTGCTGCCGTTGAAATTGACCGTAAACGCGCGGCCAAACGCGGACAGCGCAGCGTACTTGCTGCTGGAAGAATACTGTACGAACGTGCGCCCGTATTTTGCCGCCTTCAGCTTGTAGGCCAGATCCCCGGTTGAAGTGGCGTCAACGGTGGCGGGATCGCTGGTGGTAATTGCCAGAATGCGGCTGACGCCCGAAGCTTCTACGGCTGCAGCAACCTTCAGCCAGTCGTCATCTGCAATATCCTCTTTGTCTGCAATACCGAGACCATACCAGTTGGTGTAGCCCATTACGGCGTTAACCGCATCCATCAGCTTTTCAGCAGCACCCGCCTCACCCGTTGCCAGTGTCTTAGCCCAGCGACCTACATAGACTTCTTTAGGGCGTGGTGATTGCGAGAAATAGACTGTTGCTGCTTCATATTCGGGGCTGTCCACGCCGAAATCAGATCCGATGTCCTCCTTTGAGGAGTAGAGGCGAAGACGCTCTTTCACCGGAATTACCGTGGATGTCCCGAGAATAAGCAGTGAACCAAAATTTCGACCAGTAGCCGCGCGCGGCCCAATGATCACGTCGACATTAACGACGTTTGATACAGGTAATCCCTGCGGCATAATTTAGTCTCCGAAGAATGAAACTGGTGCATCCACCAGCGATTTAATGCCGTACTCGCGCATCACCTTGCGACGAAGGCACACAGTAATGTCGTAACGGCGAACCCACTGCTGGTTGATAAGTTCAGGGAAAGGGGTCAGACCGGTATAGTCCCCCATTGACAGGCCAAGCGCGTTCAGTTCGGCGTTGTTTTGCGGGACAGATATGCCATCGCGAAAACGTGACGCAAACGTCATGCCCGCCGGGCCATAAAATGACGCCATGCACTCAAAAGTTTCATGTCGCCAGAGCTGCGCGCCCTCTTCAGTCTGGTTAGTGAATGCGGGGCTGTTATCAATGGGCCATTCGATGATGCCAAACGCGCACCAGTTCGTTTCAACTGGCAGCAGTGGCGGCTGATCTTTCTGCCAGCGCGGGCGAACCATCCCAGCAGGCAAGCCGGAAACGTTGCGCATCCACTGGCTTAACAGCCTGTCTAGCGCTTCGTCATAATCCGGATCGCCGCTGGTAGGCGTCAGCCAGCCGCACTGTGTGCTGGTGTTATTGCTCAACGGGAGTACCCCCATCAAACGGCAACAGTTCGCAATGAGCCTGGACGAAGCCAGCACCGTAAGCGGTATACGGGTCGACGAACGTCACACGATAATCCCGGTTCTGATACGTCACGATATCGGCATCACGGCCAGTCTGCCCCTGCGTGAGTCGCTCAGTCGTCACGATTAAAATCGCTCCGCTGATAACCTGCCCGGCCTGCATGCGGCGGTTTTCAAGAGAGCGGTCAACGGTAACAACCCCTGCAAACTGCGTTTTAACTTCGCTGTCGCTGCCGATCCCGTCCTCGTCCACCGTTTGTGCGCGACGCGTTACCCACAGGTTGAAGTCGCAAAAATCGGGGTCAAAAAGCACATCGGTTACATCAAGAGTCGGCATCTTTATCCCTCACTACATGGGTTATTGAGGCGAGATATTTGCCAGTATCGTAAAGAGGCTTAGCCAAAGTGGTGCCCGGAGATTCACCAGCAGCACGCCGCGCAAGTTCCGCTTTCGCACCTTTACGCCCACGGCGCGCACGCGCTTCAACGGTGCTATCTGCAAGCGGAGTAAAATTGGCAGCTTTGATGTGATTTTTCACCCCTCTTGCAGCCACTGTACCTGCGCGGTTGAGTGCTCTTTCCGCTCCCGCCGCATTACCATCAAGCGCAGCCTGTGCCGCAGCTTTAAGCTGTGGCATCGTCTGGTCTTCAACTGATTTAACGCCGGGTACAAGATGCGGACGTGGTGGGATGTTTTGTGCAGGTGAACCGTATTCGTTGATATACCCAATCCCGGCATTACCGAACGGCACATCATCCCGATCGCTGTCTTCCGCAGGGATACCGACCAGCACATCCTTTTTGGTTAGCGACTTTAGCGCATCCAGTATTGCCTGAGCGTTATCAACCCTCGTTGTTACACCGCTTTTGAAACTCATAGCTGGCGTCCCCCCGCACCGAACATCGTGATCAGCTGATAAAATTCAGCGCCATACCGGGTGTTATTCCAGAAGCCTGCGTCAGGGTTTAGCGTCGCGCTGGTGTCATAGCTGACGCTTACCTTGTCAACGGACTTAGAGGACTGAACACCATTGGTTGAACCGCCCGGACCGCCAACCAGCATCGCCCGGCTATCTGCCGCCCAGAGCGTCATATAGTGCGCAACGAACAACTCGGCAAAGTACGGAAACAACTTTTTGCCGGTGACGTTTTCGCTCAGTAGTTCATCGGCCAGATTTAGACGGAACTCGATTTGGACGTCGGGATATTTTGCCGGGTCAGCAAACTGCGGGAAGTCGCGGCGAAAATCACTTACTGTTGGCAGGCTTTGATTCTTTGGCATCTTTCGCCCCATTACCGCCAGTCCGGGCGGAAGTAATCTGCGCCTGCAGGCTGTCGTTCTGCTCCTGCAGCTTGAGCAGAGCGTCTTTCAGATCGGCAATCAGTTTATCTTTATCTGCAATCTGCGCCTGAAGGCTGTCAATAACGGGTTGCTGGTCATCAGTTTCATTCGATCCGCTTTCGGAAAGCTCAGCGTGCGCCCGGGTAAACCAGTGCGACGCGACCTCTTCTGGTACGTTATGCCGTCCCCGGCCAAACTCCTGTTTTGACTGATCGCCGAGCGTCAGCGTAAACGGGGTGTGAACATGGATGGTAACCAGCTTTTCTTTCGCCATTTTTAGTTTCCTTCTGGCCCCTTTCGGGGCCATTCTGGTTATCAGATACCGTCCACGTAGGACAGGGTTTCTTTGTACACTGGCTCAACCGCACCGAGCTTGCCGTAGTAGGTCGCAATCTGGTACAGACCACGATACTGAACAGGAACGCTTTGCAGCGGAACCAGTGGATAGCGGACGTATTTCTTATCGTTGGTGTAGGCGACCATACGGTCTTTACCGCCAACCCCGCGCCCTTTCAGCCATTTTACCGCTTTGATTTCCAGCGGAACGCCGTTCTGGTGGAAAGCGATAGTGTTCACAGCCAGATAGGTCAGCAGTGACTGGTTACCCGCTTCGGAAACCTTACGGCTCGCCAGCAATGAATACTGCTCTGGCGGAATGCGCAGATCAGAAGGCACGACGGAATAACCGGATGCTGCCCAGGCATTCGACAGAATGCTGTTTACGCTGTCGAGGATCTCATCGTTGGTGGAGTTAGCCCAGGTCTTCGTTGCGTTGTTCAGCGTCACACCAACGAGATTCGTCAGACCTTTCAAACCAAGCGCTTCGTCTCCGACGTAAACCTGTTCGTCGTTATCCATCTGCCATTTAAGCTGCATCCCGTCGTACTTCTGAGTGTCGATCGGACGGCCTACCTGCTGTGCCGCAGCCAGCTCAACAACAGTCCATCCCAGCTCCATCCCCCAAAGGTTCAGCGGATTGCCGTCTTTACTGATATCAACATTAACGCCAGCAATGGCAGTTGAATCTTTGCCTACCCAGTTTTTACCATTCGGATTAGCGCCAGAACCCGCCACGCCAAAACTGGTATTCGTCCAGCTGGAAATGTCATCTGCGATAGAGACGTCTTCGCGCAACTGGATATCACGTGTCCAGGTATAACCCACCAGTGGCAGATTCAGCCCCTGATCGAGTCGCTCCAGCTCCCCGATGAGAAAGGCACCGGAGCTATCAACGGTTGCCTGATCAAAAGTAATCATTCGTCTGTTCCTTAAATCTTCCAGGAGATTTCTGCGTTGCCGTTAGCGTCACCGGCCCCCGTAAAAAAAGCATCAGGTAACGCGGCTGTTTTGCCTGTCACCTCTGCCGCCGTAATCCCGCCAAGTGGAACCGGGATGGAAGCATCGGCTGATACCACGATGTACACCACGCCCCCTTTTTTAACGGACGAAGCATCAGCACCCACGTTTACCGTCATGTACCCACGCTTCATGGCGTCGCCCGGGAAATTCTTATCAGTACCCACCTGGCGAACCATGTCTGGTTGCGATGTGGTCGGATATGGACGAACGTAGATACCCTTCACCTTGTCGACGGTGTCACCCTCCGCCAGCGGCACGAAAAAGCCGTCAGCGTCGTATTTGCCAGCCAGACCATACGCTGCGAAGGCGTTATCGGATTTAAGGATCACCGGTTCGACGGTTAAGTCCTGCGGGCGAGAGATAGCCCCGGCAATGCCAACAGGCATCCGGTACAGATATGCAGTCATTGGATTATCCTTTGCGGTTAGACCAGAAGTCGGCGTTTTGTTTGTTCAGGGAAGCGATGCTGGTCATGCCCATGCCTGGACGTTGTGCATCGCCCGTGGTGCTGCGGGTGTTTCTCCCTTTTGCAATCTCAGATACGGCGTTAAACGCCATATCAACCGATTGTTTAGGTAATTTGCGGATATCAGCGTCACCGACAACCTGGCGAACCAGTGTTTTGTCTGCTGCCGCCAGCACATCACGTTTAAATGCGGTCGGTTTCACCTTACGGCTCAGATCGATACCCGGGATAATGACTTCAGCGCGATAGGCAGAATCACCAGTAATCGTGGTTTCCTCTTCGTTGTCCTCGCCGTCGCCGGTCGGGTCTTTCTTATCTTTATCATCAGGGGTGTCAGCATTATCGCCCGTTGCCGTTCCTTCCAGCTTAGCCAGCAGGGCCTTGAGCAGGGTTTTGATATCGTCCTCGCCGTCGCCGGTCACATCTCCGCCCATCTCCGGCTTTTTGTCCGGCAATGGCTGTTGCGGTGAAAGGTTAATGTTGAGATTAACGCCGCCAGGCAGATCACCTTCATCACCCGTTACAGCCGCTGGCGCTGAGTCCAGTAGTTCGTTCATGGTGTCCGAGTCACCTGTTTTGATGGCCGTGCGCATGCGGGTCCACCAGCTTTTCTTTTGATTTGCCATTGTGTCTCTGTCTCCAATTGCACAACGATTTCCGGCTCTGCCTTTGGGGACAAGAGCCACATGGTTTCCGGTAATATCGACCTGCTCGGCCTTACCCGGTTCGGTCTGGTCATATTCGGCGTCATAGCCGCAAGAAACTTGCCGTAGACCGTCTTCAACCAGCTGGATGGCGTACTCATCTTTGATGATGATGTCGGCGATCATCAGGTCAGCCTGGTCACCCGTTCCGCGCCGTACGTTTTGCAGGTGCCCCACCGCTAGCTCTTTCCAGTTCTCAGGATTGACCAGCCTAACGTTCCCGTTTTCATCCTCCGGATGCAGGATCGTGATGCTCATCCCTTCGAAGGAGGCAAGCGTGGCCGGATGGAATACCTGCTCAGGAGAGCGCGTTACGACTATCTCACCGAACTTGTCAGGCTTGAGGTTTGGCAGATCAGCAGCGCCGTAAAGCTGCTTACCCGTTCGACCTATCGGCACATCTCTACACAGCAGCGAGCCGTCAGCCAGCTGATAGCGGGTTTCCCCCAGCCGGGTATTGAAAAAATATTTCATGTTTTACCTGCGATTCAGGCGAGATAAGAATGAGGGTTGGGGAAGACGATTTCTTTATAACAGCGGCAGTTCGGGAGCTCGCCAGCGTGACCGGTCATGCCGTCAAGCGTTGGAGGTCGTCCCCATTCGACAAACTTCCCTTCCATCTCCCGATGAGAATGCCGGACGTCGCCATCTTCGGCTGTACGCCAGATATACCCATTCGAGCCGATTGACAGCGCACGCGCCTGATCAAGCGCGCCGGTTGCACGTCCAAGCTCGGTACGGGCGATAAGGTTCGCTCGTGAGCGTGACACGTCACCGGACGCTGCTATCTCTTTCGCGAATGGCTCAGCCCGTCCGCCAGTCACAACAGCCTCAATAGCCTTGTTCTGGATGTTGTACACCCTGTCAGCAGCTTCAAGGGGTAACGATTTGATGTACCTGACCTGCTGCGCGATGATGGACTGCATCACCTGACCTACCGGGGCGCGGTCGACCATGTTGCGCAGCTCTGCGCTGATGTTCCGGCTGTGCTGACGCCACTGCTTTTCATTCTGGCGCGCAATGTCGGCGGTAAAGTTCACAGCAACCTTCGTCGCCCACGGCGTTATAATTTCGCTGTAGCGCTCCAGGGCTTCCATGATTTCGGTGACGCTATCATTTGAACCATCGTAGTGCCCTTTTACGATATCCCCGACCGCCCGCGCTATCTGCCGTAGGCTCGTTCGATATCGGATCTCCGCCTGTCGACTCTGGCGGTTTGTCGACAAGTTCGCCGATGTCGGGCGGCGCTTCGTCTTCGGCATTCTCGATATCCTCGTCGGTAATGGATGCGCCGATGCCAGTAACATCGGAGTTTTCACGCAGGTCGGTCATAGCGGCTTTGGTTGTCATCAGCCCTGCATCCAGCGCATTGACAATCGCCGTGGTGGTATTCACAGCCACCGTTGAGCGGTCCACATCTGACATCTGCCATAGCGGGTTAAACTCAAACGTGAAATCGTCCGGCAGCGGCTTACCGAGCTCCGAACGATGCATAATGTCCAGCACCCGGCGCACTGGCAGGCGTAAGCGACGCTCCTGCAATGAACTGACCCGGTCATAATAGTTGGCAAGGTCTGCGTCACCCGTTGAGAAACCTTTAGGGGACTGTCCGAAGAGGCGCACCAGTGGGATACCAACAGCACCGCTAATTTGCTCGGCGAACTGCGAAAGAATGTCATCCAGACCACTAAAGCTGTACTGGTGGGTTTCGAAGGTATCCTTGGCATCCATTAGCGTCATGCCTTCATTGCTCTGAAACTGGCGGATCAGATCAATGTTTTTCAGCAACGCCTCGAATGCCGGGCCGCCCAGTGCAATAAGCTCACGGAGTTTTTCCACTTTGTAGGTCCGCAGATGCGCTTTGTAGACCAGCTGCGCCGCACCGACAGTGGCGCTGTCGAACGCAGTAAGCCGGTCCCAGATACGCTCTACAACCGACATTCCCCATTCGTTCTCGGTCATCTTCTGCTGGAATGGCAGCGTTACCCCATCGAAGCGAATCAGGCGACTGTGGTGAATACGCCAGGCGGGGATGCCCGTTGCGGTGGTCACCACATCATAAAGCTCAGGCTTGCCGAGATTCGGCCCCATTTCTTTAATGCGGCGGGTCAGTACCGGGTTAATCATCCAGCGGTCAAGCGGAAGAATACCCTTAAACTTGCCTTCACCAATGGTTTCGAGCCGTAGCGGGGTCATGGGCGCCTGACCTTCTATCATGATGAAGCCCACCGCGCCGCCGTAGAGACGAGACCATTTCAGTACGTCGTTCAGCGCATCCCAGATTTGCAACTGATCCAGTTGCGCTTCGAGAGTGCCACGGTCTTTTGCGTCAATCTCAGAAGTGATGCGAATGCCTTTACGGGTCATGTCGTCGGGGATAGCATCTACCGCTTCACCGATGAGCCAGGATGAGCGATAGGACCATTCCACCAGCATACGGTTGCGGCTGGTGAAGTTCGCCCGGTAGGTCGATGCGGAGTGCTGGTTAGGCGTCTGCATCCCCACGCGGGCGACAAAGTTCTCGTAGCCGTCGGCCGTGGCCTGCACCGTTCGTCGCGAGGCTTGTTTGTTTCGTGCCATCAGGCCTGTCTCCCTAGCAGCTCCCAGATATTGAGGGCTGAATTCATTGGCGCGTAGCTGATCATCACCGAGTCGGCGAGGTTCGGCGACCTGGTACCGTCAGGCTGTTTATCCACAACGATTTTCCCCACGCCGTTAATGGAGTAGGTTGGCTGCGAAAGCTCGATGATGAGTTTGTCTTTGCTCTCCATCGTGCTGCTGATGGAGATAATTTCGTCCGGGTTGTAGGCCATACCTTCAACAACGGCGCGGTAGGTATTCCGGAAGAGCTTGCGTAAGTACCACCAGCTCTGTGCCTTGGCGTTGGCGAAGAAATCCTTGTTCAGGCGTGCAGCCTGCCCATTGTCGCCCCGTACGGCTTCGTCATCAGGATCGAATACCGCGCCGCTACCACGAAACGGTGTGGCAAGTATTGGCGGCCTGCGGGCGGCTTTGCGTAATTCGTTAATGACACGCGCATCGCCGCGAACGCCAGCCCCCAGACCGTCCTCGTCGAAGCGAAACTCTTCGAGATTATCCTGTTCACAAAAGCCGAAGACCTTCTCAACAGACTGGTAAATGTCGCTGCCCACGCCGGACCATTCCCGCACATTCTCCAGAAGGAAACCGTGACGGGTTGAAAAGGCGTTTTTGTCCCGACCTTCGTCGGCGACGTCCATCGCCCCCAGTCGTTTGCCAGTTGGCTGGATGCCCAGCCTGATATGTGCATCAACAGCAGCCTGTACCCAGTCTGAGGGGATCAGGACACCTTCCGCTGATGCGCTGTAGTTCAGGTCAAGCTCCTGCGCCACTACCACCGGATTGTCGATTTTCTCGCATTCCCTGCGATACCACTCATCATCCTTACGGGGGTCGCTGCGCCAGTGGAATGTGAATACCGGTATCTTTCCGCCGTGTCGTTTCTGCGCAAAAGGGTTCGCCATGCCGTTGACCGAACTCAGGTCAATACGGCAACGGGTGGTTTGCGATAACGCCGCATCAATCAGTAGCGGGCGTTGCAGAAATGCAGCCTCATCCACCAGATAGAGTGTGGTTCGGTCACCACGTCCAATATTGTCACCAGCCTCGCCCTTGATGACCGCGCCTGTCTCAGGAAATTCAACACGCATGTACGGTGCATGCTTCTTCTCATTCCACGACCCACGAAACTCGACGGGCAGCGTCTCCACAAACTTGCGCGCTTTCCAGAACAGCGCCTTAGGGTCACCAGTACTGTCGACATATTCCTCTTTACGGGAACCAAAGCCGATGACCATCTCTTTGTTAAACAGGCAAAGCGAACAGGCCATCCCGATCGCCGTCCAGCTCAGCCCCATTTCACGGGATTTTTCGGTGATACCGTTCTCCCGCTTGCCCCAGCGTTCCATAATCCAGTGAATCCACTCTTCCTGTTTCGGGAATAGCAGAAAAGGGATGGTAACCGGCAGGCCATAATCGATATTACGCGGGTCCGTCGTCATGCCCCAGTCGATGATGAACTGAGCCGGGTTAGTACGATAAAACTGCTTCAACGCGGGCAGCATCTCAGGATGCTGGCGAATGCGCTGTAAGCGTTCCATCCGCCATTCAAACACCATCTGGTAATCTGGATGTTTGAAATCGAAGGAGAATGGTAACGGCATAATTAACCCATCATTTTTTTGTATAGCTCCGCTGCCTGATCAGTTGTCAGATCAGTATTTTTCCCTGGTAGAGGCGTTTTTTCTGGTTCACTGGCAGTACCTATACTCCATGCTTCTCTCTCCAGGCCGATCAACGTTTTCAGACTGTCGCTCAGGTCTTTCAGAGATTTCACGCGGGAAGGCAGACTGATGACTTTTTGATAAGTTTCATTGAGCCGGTCACGGCCTTTATCGTCAGGAGCGAACATGATGTCACCCAGCTGCTCCAGCGCCCCCACATCAGCACACTGCGCACCAAGTTCATCAAAAAGCGTGTTTGTGAGTTCCCGGGCCCGGCGAATATCGCCCCGGTGCTCCATGCGTACCGAGGCTATTACCTCCGCTGTGGCTTCTATCAGTACGCGTTCTGTAAGTTCCGTTTTGGTGCGTACCGTTTTGCGTACTTCCTGTTTGCGTACCAGATCGTCAGCCTTTTGCTGAATCCTGGCGTTAAGATCACGGGACCAGTCATCACGCTTTGCGCGCTTGCGGATAGCACCTTCACTAATACCATGATGTGACGCAATTTCACGGAGAGACATCACTCCGGCCCGGTATGCCGTCTCGATGGCCTCCCAGTCCGGTTTTGCCATGATGATATCCTGTTGTAATTTCCTGTTGTTAAAGCCAATAAAAAAGCCACCCAAGGTGGCCTTTGTGATGGCAATAAAAACCGCCCGGAGGCGGTTCAGTTATCATCTTGATAAACTAAATCAGATCACCAATGTATTTTGCACCAATTGAAATTTGCATATGAGGCATTCCGACCACAGAGCCATTTAACTGGTAATCACGTCCTCGTTCCTGCAATGACAGACTCAGTTCAAAATTCTTTACCCCTGGGAAAACCGAGGTGGCACTTAAATCATGCTGTGATACACGCAGAATAAGTTGGTTACCTTCAATTTTTCCCTGATACGTAAAACCAAAATCCCCGCCGTTTACTGCATCGTTTTTGACAACTACGGTACCATTGCCAAAATCCCGTTGATTACTTCTGAAAACAACAAAATAGATACCATCTTTCATGGTGTTTCCTTAATCAAATAACGAAAACGCTGGAATCATTCCAGTGCGTGACATGAAGTTGTGCCGGGACCATTCATATTCAAGTCGGTAAATGTGTTTATTCTTATTTATTTGGTACGGATCACAAATAATTTGCCCCACTATTTCGTCACTTTGTCGTAGGTTCGTTCACAGGCGCTTCCAGCGACATAACGCTCATCAGCCTCTTTTGCGAACTTTCCCGCCAGATCGTCAGCTTCGCCAAGCAACTGGGCGAGCAATATTCCGGTCTCGGCTTTTGCCTGGCTTGCTGCGGCAAGAGCGGAAAGCCTGCCGGTTTCACTTCCTGCGAGCTGCCGTTGTACTGCTGCGAGCTGCTGTTGCAGCCCACCGCAAGCACGCTCAGCAGCATCAGCATCGGCCTGTATTTTTGCCAGTTCTTCATCGGCTCTTTTCCGTTCTTCATCTGCGGCGTGCTGGCGACGCTGCTCTTTCGCTCTTTCGGTTACTTCACGCTGCAATGCGGCGGTCGCATCAGTAAGGTCTCGTTGCGCCCACTGGAATTTCCAGGATGTATCCGCCTTCTGATAACCTCGTGAATAACACCAGTACGCACCAGCACATAACAAAAAAGCCACCAGCAGTATTTCTGCTAATGGCTTCCAGATTTTTTTAAGCAATACAGGTAACAGATTCATACCAACACCGATTTTGCTTTTTCAAAGCGCTCTCGCCGATCTCCGATGCCGTTCTGCCCTCCGTTGATTATCTGTGTAACGCGTACCATGTCGCCGGAATATTTCAGACACCCTTTAGTCGCGAAGAACCACGCTGCACTACGGGCAGCATACGTATCCTGTGCCACTAGATCCGGATGGGCAACGAGCTCAGTTTTGATCCCGTTACCGCAATCACGGTAGTTGTTCAGACCTGTGATCTGGATAAGTCCACGCCCGCGGTAGTTCCAGCCGTCGCCAGGCCCGTTGTTACCCATTCGCTTGCTGTATACCAGATTAGCTATTGCACGCTGTCGCTCGAGCGGAAGCGCCTTCTCACAGGCTTTTCGCCCAAGAGTACTGGCCTGATCTGGAGTGATTCTCCCGGCGCGGATGAATCCGGTCAGCCCGGCAATACTGTAGTTGAAGCTCTCCACCAGCCTTGTAAAACCAGCGCTTTCATGTCCCGCTTGAGCAATGAACATGGCCTGATCCAGTGGAGCAGTAATACCGAATTCGCTCATTGCTGCCGTAATATGTGGATACCAGCGCGCGGCCAGTTCGGCGCTGATACCAGCCGCCTGCTGAAATTGAGACTCGTTCATGATTAAACCTTGTTATTATCCCCACCGATACGACCACTGATAAACTTCATTGCAAAGCCGCGGATCGCATCCACGCCGATAAGGCCGACGCCGCCACCAATCGCAACAGACAGGGACTTGGGCCAGCCGAAATATTCCAGCGCAGATGAGAAGGTCAACGTCAGGGCGCCGCAAAGCAGAATTTCGAGTGTCTTTTTCTTCCAGCCACCACTACCGCCAAAGTACGCAATACGCAGGCCAGCCATAAATAACGACATCAGAACAGCGCCCAGCGGCGTATCTCCTCGCCACCAGCTCTGGAACAGCTCCAGCCAGCCCTGCCAGGAATGGGGATCGTTGTGCATTTTCATAAGCCTCACCTCCGATAGCTCGGATGGCGCAGTGTGAAGTAGGAAGGCCGCCCGGTGGATTAACGACAAAACTCAGAGGGATTATTCCGGACGGCACAAACAGAAAAGCCCCGGCAATCACCGAGGCTTAAATTGTTGCCGGTTACCGCTCCGGCGCGATCAGCAAAAGCTATCGCGGTATCAGATTGTGGTCCTGCCCGTGTGAGCTTTGCGGTCGGCTGGAACATGTAGACTCCACATCACTCCCCGCACTTTGTCTTATTGGCGTCGGGAATCCATAAAAGAAAACCCCGCCGAGGCGAGGTTCTTAATTCTTGTAACGTCACAGGCGTAATGACCCATCGTTGGGATCAGGTTAGCCATTTTCCGTTAATTTTGCAATAGCTAAATTATTTTGGTCATCGAGTCACGTTTCCCAGAATCTTTTCTGCATACGATTCCTCAATATGGCAATGCTCCACCAGCCGATCGAAAAACAGTTTATAGTTGTACCGCCATACCATTTCCGTTACTCCTAGTGCTTTAAAAATCTCGGTATCTTTGAGACGTGGGTAGCCTCTTCCCTTGCATCTTGGGCATTTTTTATAAACCGGCACGCCCTGCAACTCAGATTTTTTCTTATCGAGAATTTCTCCGCGCCCCCGGCAACGACATTCATTTTTCACATGGCCTTTGCCATCACACGCCTTACACACTACGCGCACCTGTTCACGTACTGATTTCCACACCTCCCAGTCTGACGGAGAAATACCTTTCGTATCTTTTACCCATTTCGGTGGCTTACCATCCGGGTAAGTAACCTTATTCGTGAAAATCTCAGCATCAATTAATTTAGCACCATGACAGCTACTGCACGTCACCAGGCTGGCCGCACTGAGGGAATAATCGCGAAATACATAACGCGCCATAGTGTCGAGAAATTTTGAGCGCTTACTCTCTTCCATTTTCCGTAATGCTCCATGCCGTTCTGCACGCTGATCTGCTAATTGCCTGATGTAGGCGATGATATTTTCAGAAGATAAAACCCCGGCTTTTGCCAGATACAATTCAATACCCACTGCGGCTTTTGCAGTAAGTAGCCCTAGGGATGCCATTACGTCAGTAATAGTCAGCGTATCAACCGTTATTCCGCATGGTACTGCGCCGGGCATCATGGATTTAGGTGAAAAATATTTCGGTAAGGACTCAAGTTTCATTTCGATGCTCCCGTTTTGCTTCAATGCGGACGTAATTACGAAGAATGCGGTATGCCACAGGAAAAGATCCCCGGTATCGATAAATTCGGAGACGCAACCAGCGCATGCGGAGTATGTCGATCAGTTCTGGTTTCATGCTGCATTATCCTGTCGACGTGCGCGGCGCTTCTCCAGCGCCCGGGCTTTGCGGGTGAATATGAATTTGATGCGTTTCAGGTACGGGATATCGAAACGGCGTGGCGCATTGTCTGATTCAAGACGCTCCACCCTTTCGAGGCCTATACGCCTGATGAGGCGGATTCGGTATTCGACCGCATTCCCGCTTAACTGCCGGTTGCAGCGCGTGCAGGCCGAATGAACGTTGAATACGTTGAATTTGAGATGTGAGGCGGCACCGCGCGAGCGGTAATGGCTTGCATCGATGGCGCTTCCGGTCAGGAAGTTGCTTTTACCAACCAGCGGCGCATCGCAGCTAATGCAGGGTTTACCTTCATCCCGTATCCGGATGTAACGGTTAAAAGCGGCCTGCGCCTCTTTATCCCACTGAGCTTTAGTTTTGAACGACTCAAGCTTAGCCTGGCGGCGCTGGCGTTCGGCTTTATCCGCCTGGTGTTTCTCCTTGATACGCCTGGCTGCGGCTTTAATCTTTTCTTTGGCACGCAGTTCCAGAGCGTAGATAGCGCCATGTTCAGGACAACACCAGACAACGTTGCTATAAGCAGGATGAAACCATTCGCGGCAAACTTTGCACTTACGGCGCGGTAATTTAGCCATGCTCACCCCCAGACCTTTTGGCGTAAGGATTTTGGCGTCCGCACCCGGCGTGCATATTCAGGTAATTTCGCGCTGACAGTCCAGGTAATGAAGTCAGGGTTCAGGCTCTTTTCTGTCCTTACGCCCCGCTTCTGATAATCCGATATCAGCGTGTCGGCCTGCTCGGTTGTACAGTCGTGATGATGGAACCAGGAGTATTTCATCGCCATCACCCCGCAAAGCTCATGAGCTGGGCGGCGGCGTTCTCGGCCTCGCGCTGAGTACGGAATGTACGTGATAAAATCCAGCGCCAGAGAACATCAAGCGCGGATTTATACAACTGCTGAAATTCGACCTCATCCATGCTGGAAAAAGCGATGCTGCGGGGATGTTTGCGAAGGGTGCCGTCCGGTAACTGGATGGCGTCATAGTGACCAGCCTCAACCGTCACCCATGCGCGGTATGCATCGAAAGATTTACAGAGGCTAATTCCGTTTGTTACCCGGCGGTTTGCAATCTGTTCCAGATACTGTTCAGCCGCATCCAGTAATGCGCTTTCATTCCCGCCATATGCAGCGAGAAACTTTGCATAACCGTTGACCAGTTTGCGCTCATTGGCAGAAATGGCGCCGCCGGTGGGTTCCCAGTATTCAAACCCAAGATTAAGCAACGCGAAAAAGCGGCGATGGAATGCAGGATTCCTCACCTGACGGAACTCAGCCACCAGCACGGCGCCGAGTTTGATTTTTGATTGCAGAATATCACTGGTCTCCGGCGTTGCGGGGATCAGAATTCCAGATGACTGCTTGATGAGTTGTAATTCGTGCGCCATGGTGTTCTCCGTGGCGCATAATTGTCAGGTTACTGGTTGTTCAGGCCAGTGCGATAATTATGATTGCGTGCTGATTGTTAAGTCAATTATTAGAACCCATCTCTCTGACAACTTCCATAATGGTATCCTTAGACCAGTACAAATCATCTCTCGATAGCTTTCGGTTTGTTACAGAACCGTTTTGGGTTGATAGGATATAGCGATCACCTGATGCAAGTCTAAAAGACAAAAGTTCTATTCCCTTTGCATCAGTTATAGTCACCCGCAAATTATCAGTAAGATCTGATAGGACTCCCTCTGCCACGTACCCCCCCTGAGCGACACACGGACGCGGTTAAAAATTGTCGGCAGCAGCATCAAAGGGATACGCAAATTGCGGTATTCTGAAAAATGCGCGCCAGCATTAAGCGCAATGTTAATAAAACCAGTCGTCAGCGCTTTCCCACGTTTCCTGCAGAATGCTCTGTATACGTTTTTTATCGCCATCAGCAGCACCGACGATACTCAGACCATCCTGACTGCCTCGACGGATGGTTAAGTTGCAGTTTTCATACTGATTCTGGAGACGGGTAATTAATTCTTTTTCAAGTGCAGGAACGGCACCTTCCGGAAGCTGTTTTGTCCGGCTGATAACAAGTTCAATTCTCATAATTCCCTCTACATTTAACCACTGTATATAAACACAGTATACCTGTTAGAAAGAATATTCAAGAGGTGAATAGCACTTTTTGCAAAAGCTAGCATGTTGTTTCATATCAGATTTTAGGCGGAAAAACCTGCCCGTTACCGAGGAATCCCCAGCAATGGGTGGGTTGAATTGATGGGATTTTTTTAAGTTGCGATATCTTTGGCCTGACAAGGATGGATCTATAATACTTAACAACTATGGTTTGGGGTTTTTGTAATTCTACGAATTATGTTGTTTTTTAGCTTCAGCTTTCCATTCATCAAAGGCAGTGTCTTTGTTCATGGTGCTGATATTGACCTTACGGTCAATATCATATACACGCCACTCACCGTTAGGCCTCTCTTCGCATCTAACTAAGTATGAATTACCATTAACATCTATGCGTCTGTCTATTTGCATGAACATTTTCAATTTTTGAATCCTCTTTAATATGGTGTTTTTTGCCATTTCAGTAGCTTACTATTGATGATAGCGTTATTATTCACACTTCATTAATGCAAGCATCTTTATGCTATGCTACTAATTTGGCAATTGATATTCACCTTTATCGCGTACACCTTTACCGGTTCATCACCAAAGTGCGGATGCGTTATTGTTTTCACTTCATAGCCACCATACGGGACGTCAATTCTACGGCTGGAATCGTCGCGCTTCGGATATCCCTTTGTGATAATCAGGCGGTCATACTCCCTGAACATAATTCGCTTATTCCAGTAGTCATTACACAGGCGATACTCTTCCGTTTTCTCTCCGCGAATCATGGCATCGAAGTATTCACCTTTGACGGCAAGTTGCAGGTTATCCACGGTTAAACTCCTGCGGCGGTTCTGGTAGCGGCATCCAGTGGGTTACTTTTCCAGACATCATTTCACTGCCCCATTTATCGCCATTCCATGAGCAGTTCCACTGGTAATGGCTTTTCCCGAGGTCATTTGTTATTACTTATTGTGATAACCTTGGAGTCTTGTTGGCTTGAATACAACCTTGGCTCTTTTCCTTCTTCAAAAATCATTCGCTGATACATGAGCTTATCCTCGTAATTCATCAAATAATTAACAACAAAAAGTTAGTGTGATTGTACTTAATAATGCTTTTGCTTTCTGCTGTGGATTTAACCAGCTATCATTCCTCCTGCTGAGGTGCTGCCGCAACTCGCAAAACATCTTCAAGATTTGCGACGTATTCAGAGATGGCCACCTCATCCTCACCAAACTCATAGAGCACGTCAAGCAGCGCCAGCACGGTGGCGGGGTTAGCGGCGGCGATAAATTCCGCGTCACGTTTCTCAACAGTATGGGCCAACGTCACTTCTCTCCAGTGCCGGTAGCGCTGAAAATCCGGTTGTCTTGTTGCAGCTATAACGCTTCAGGTCATAATCAATTACTGCCCGCTGGTCACGAAAAACGCCGCACCGCCCGTGGCGGATGAAACCTCCGCGCACTAACGCGATCTGCAGATATTTCTCCGCCGTGGTTCGGTGCACGCCGAAAATCGCAACGACGTCGTTCGTCGTGATGCGCCCCTGCTCTTTCACCAGTCCGATAATCCGCTCAAGAATAATCATCCGTTCGCTGTGTGTTTTAGGTCGGGCCATTTTTAACCCCTTATTTCACGATCCGGAGGTGGCTAACGTTTTTCCGGTAGCTTCCCCAGTCAAAATTCACCCACATCCCTCCGTCCATCTGGAGGCGATCGATAACCCTCGCGCCCAGTGAATCCAACAGCCCCTCGTGGTTAAGATTCGTCAGAACGCCAACAGGTCGCATCGATGAGAGACGGCGATCGATAACCTGATTGAGAATGACCTTCTCACCACTGCTTCCGCGCTGAATACCGACTTCATCCAGTACCAGCAGGTCAACTTTGCAAAGGTCATCAAGCAGGGACGCTTCTGATTGCCCACCGTCGTAGCACTCACGAACCCTGAGCATCAGGTCAGGAATGGTTACCACCAGAACGCTATGACCGCCGGCCAGCAGATGATTTCCGATTGCCGCCGCAAGATGGTTTTTCCCGGTTCCCGGACCACCGCTGAACACAAAGCTCGCAAATCCACTACCGAAGTTCTGGGCATAACTTTTTGCCATCGTGTACGCTTTTCGCTGCCCCTCCCCGCTTACTTCGTAGTTAGCAAACGTACAGCTACGATGGAGATCCTGAATGCCAGATCGCCCGAAAATCTTCTCGGTGCGGGATTTCTGATTCATCCTGTCAAGCTCTTCACTGCGTTTACGCCCTTCGGCTTCCTGCCATGCCCGCCACTCATCAGCAGTCGAGAATTTCGGCTGCACACTGGCTGGGATAATTCTTTTCAGGCGATCAAGCGCACTGCCAGTACCGATTACGTTTTTCATCGTTACCCCCTGAATCCGGTAGGAATGGTTTTGTCTGGCGCAGAAATGCGGTTCACATCTCTGCCAGCTCTTCGGTCGTTGAGAGCGAACTTCGGTTTGAATAGTCCCTGGTAGCCGTTGGCAATGCTTGTGTTGATGACGTTTACCGGATCGTGGCCTTCATCCAAGCACTCCTTCAGAAGCCTGAAAGCTTTTATTACCGTCAGTTCGGTTTTTATGGGCTTTCCGGATTGCTGGCGGTAGGTGACCCATTCGTTCCACGACGCAGCATTCAGCCATTCGGGAACAGGAATACTCAACGGATCAAACTTCACTTTTCCCTTAGGGGGATTAAAGGGGGTTAGATCTTTTATATTTGTCTTTGGAATAATGTCTTTGGTGTTCCCTGTTTTCGGGGATACCCTTCCCTCTTTTCGGGGATAACTATCCCCGTTTTCAGGGATGGCTGAATGGGGTAAAACGCTATCCCTGTTTTCAGGGATAACTATCCCCGTTTTCGGGGATGCCCTTCCCCCTTTTCGGGGATAACTATCCCTGGTTTCGAGTACAGAAATAATCCATGTGGCAATTTCATCATCAGGAAAAGACACCGGACATTTTGAGCAATGTGGCTTGGAATAAGCCCATTTATCCAGGTTTGTATTAATCCCTATGTATCTTGTTTGACCAATACGGCGCAGGATAATAATGTTACGATAGGCAAGACTCAGCACCGCTTCGGATACGTGCTTTACCTTCAGTGTTGTCTTATCTGCAATGAGGCTGTTGGCAATACGATCTGATTTTTTCGACCAGCCATAAGTCAGCCGGATAATCGCATTCAAAACACGGAACTCACGCCCCGATAGTTCAACGATACACAAGGCGTCCTGGATCTGATTAGCTAAACGTAAATAGCCATTTTCCAGATCAGCCATACGGCACTCCTGTTGCGTCGGTACCGGCGCAGGGAATTTGTATATTTCAGCGGTATTTGACATACTCATCTCCGCAATTACCTACCGTTTTTGCACCAGAAAGCCGTTGGTGACCCCTCACCGCGGCTTTCGCCTTTTTGGTTGCTGCCATTTTCAGTCCCACCCCAGCGCATCCGGCCTGGCTCGTTCAGCCTTTAGCCCTGCATCAGCGAGAATCTCTACAGCTGTGAGATAGTTTCTGGATACCAGTACCGCCTCCGGTGGCGCGGCCTGAATCCCAAGAAAAGCCAGCTCTTTCGCCATGTTGCAGAAATATCCCTCAGCTTTACGCCTGCTGACTGTCGACTCGCTGATGCCCATATGCTCGGCGTATGATTTCTGCCCTACTGATGCAAGCCGGTTGAGCAGGACGCTCTCTATCTCAATCGGGTTGATTTCTGGTGGGTCTAACTTTCGTGCAATTGCGTTCTCCATGGGTAAATATCCTCTGTATGAATTGGCGTGCGGTTTAATCCTGTTGGTCCGGCAACCCGTCGGTGGGGTTTGGGTAAATATCCTTTCGCATTTGGTGTGGAGTGACTTTCCAGTTAAGTGCCTCACAAATCGGAATAACACGATGAGCTGGTGCTTCACTATTCAACCAAAGGCTTACAGACTGCGGAGTTGTTCCAAGGCGTTTTGCCAATTCTGTTTGGCTCATAATTGAGCAAATGAAAGATTTTAAATCAGCGTTCATAGCGTCCCCTTGTTAAATACAAGAAAACATTACAACAAGGAAAACATTTAAACAAGTTTTTCTTGTGTAAATCTTGCAATGTCTTATACAAGCTGGACTTGTAAAATGATGAATATGAAAACAGAACAGCATGAAAATTTTGTTCGTAGGCTCCAGCTCATTCAGGATCAAACGGGTTGGAACTTATCTGAGATTGCCAGGAGGGTTATGGTCTCTCCACAGGCGGTTCAGCAATGGGCTAAAGGCGATACAACCCCTCGCGGCGAGAGGCTGAAAAGACTCGCAGCCGTTACAGGTAAACCTGAACATTGGTTTTTCATGCCACTTGATGCAAATGAACCGGGTAATTCTTTATCTGAAATTCCAACCTCAAGCAGCCGGGATATGCTGGATGACAAAGAAAAGGCTCTTTTGGCTCTTTTCAACCAGATGCCAGAAGCAGAGAAAAACCGCCTCATTGTCCATGCCAAAGCCACTCTACAAGAGCTTGACCTTCTGAAGGATGATGTCCTCAGTATCATCAAAAATATAAGAGAATAATTTCAATACGTTAGAACATAACCGCCTACTTAGGCGGTTTTCTTGCGCCCTTAAAAACAACATTTTCTTGCATTTTTACTTGTAAGCAGCAAAATTTGCTTGTAATGTTATCTACATCGACAACAAGCGCATCGTTGTCAGGTGTAAAACGTTCCGCTGGCCGGCGATAAGGCAAACGAGGGTGAGAATGATTGATTTCGCACGTAAACCAGCTCGACAGCAGGCCGTCCCGCTCAACCGGATTGAGGTTTTAATCCGCCGCCTCTGCTACCTGCTGGCGCAGAAAGGAGATCCGGATGCTTAAACAATGCGGTTACTGCCGCAAATCCATTGATGAAGGCAAAGAAGTAAAAAACACCCTTCTCTATTTCAACGGCTTGCAACTGGCGCGCAAAGAAAAGGAATATTGTTCCAGGCAGTGCGCTGAATACGACCAGATGGCGCACGAAAGTTAAATAGTAGTTCCGAAATATGAAATGAAAAATTCGCCATTAATTTGGCGTGGCTTCCTACACCCTGAATTTAAGACTGGAGAACTTATGGAAATCTTAAAAATCGAAATGAACCTGAAAGCAGTTAATAAGAGCATTGCTTTATTCAATTGCGAAAAGAAAGTCTCAGGCGTTATTCACTCAAATTCAACTGGCGAAACTACTGTGATTCTCGACGGTGGATATGTACTCGGAAAGTTCGACTGTCCTCATTGTGCTGTAGAAGCCATTTCGCTGCTCACAGTCAAGGTAAGTGATGGAGAACAAGCAGGGTTTGGTAATTACCGAAGTTACAAGCTTGATTACTCAGAAAAATTTTATCAGACCATCCATTAAGAAAACGCCCACCGAAGCGGGCGTGCCCTGTCCGGTCCAACCGACCAAAGCGAACCGGACCTAACAACCAGATATATCGGGGTGCTGTTAAGGCACCTCCATTCTACACGAATTGAGGACAAAACAATGAGTGGAACTAATCCTGTATTTTTAGTCCGCAAAGCAAAGAAATCATCAGGCCAGAAAGACGCTGTACTCTGGTGCAGTGATGATTTTGAAGCGGCAAATGCAACACTGGATTATCTTCTGATTAAATCCGGTGCGAAGCTGAAAGATTATTTCAAAGCTGTCGCTACTAATTTCCCTGTCGTTAACGAGCTGCCGCCGGAAGGCGAACTGAGCCTCACTTTCTGCGATTACTATCAGCTCGCTAAAGACAATATGACCTGGACGCAAATCCCCGGCGTCACCCTGCCATCATCTGAAGCCGCCGCCGCGGCGCGCCAGCATATCGTCGATGGTGTTGATACCGAAACAGGCGAAGTGCTGGAAGACCACACCGAAAATTTTGGTAACGAAAGCAACAGCCCTGCCCAGGCAACAGCCCCAGCCCCCGAGCTGACTGTTGTCGCAACTATGCCTCTCCGTCACCGCGTTCTTGCTCAGTACATAGGTGAAGGTGAGTATCTTTATCACGTCGACGCCTCCCAGAAAAAAGAAATTCTGCGTCTCGAAATGGACACCGATAATTCATATGTCCAGAACCTGCTGCTTGCCGCCGAGAATGTTGAAGCGTTCAAGAAAGCCATTGAACATGACATTCACAAAATAGTGAATGCCGTTAAAAAAGTATTCCCTGTCGATGGAAAAACTCCTGAACTGGCGACTGTTATCCAGTTCCTTAAAACATGGTTCGAGACGGAGCATATCGATCGCGGTTTGCTCGTTAAGGAGTGGGCGAAAGGCAACCGTGTATCGGCTATTCAGCGCACTGAAAGCGGCGCCAACGCTGGCGGTGGCAATAAGACTGACCGTAACCCTGATTACGAACACACTCTTGATACTCTGGACGTAGAGATTGCAATGGCCACTTTGCCTATGGACTTTAATATCTATGAGCTACCTGGCAGCGTTTACCGTCGCGCAAAAGAAATCGTAAAGAAAAAGGAAAGTCCGTTCAAAGAATGGTCCGCAGCGCTTCGCGCAACGCCCGGTATCCTGGATTATTCCCGCGCCGCTATTTTCGCGCTGATCCGAAGCGCACACCCCGAGTTTTATCACTACCCCGGACGCCTTCAGGGGTATATCAACGCCAACTTAACGGAGACTGATCACGAGAACCCCGCCGAGGAAGCTCTCACGACTGCCCGACACACTCCGGAAAAAGACGCGGTAGAAGAAGCCAACCGACAGCTTGCCGCCGCACGCGGTGACTACGTCGAGGGCATCAGCGACCCGAACGACCCAAAATGGGTGAAAACCGAGACAAGCCAACCGGCATCTGAGCCTGAACTGGTTAAAAATGTTGGCAACGGTATTTTCGACGTGTCCGCTTTAATGCAGAACTCATCAACTCATGGCACAGAAACGAATCCGGAGACCACCAGCAATGTGCAGGTTCAAAAAGCTGACAGTGATGAAAAACAGGCTGGTGATGCGGTGCAGGCAGGCGAAGGCGATCTGGGTACTGGTAAAGAAGCAGTTACCGTAGAGAACCAGAATCAGGCTGAGACGCACCAGAACAACGATTCTGTGAGCCAATCTGAACCTGAGGCGCAACAAAACGTACCGGAATCGCAACAAGAAGAGCCAGAAGCAGCCTGGCCGGAATACTTCGAGCCGGGCCGCTATGAAGGTGTACCAAACGAGGTTTACCACGCCGCCAACGGGATCAGCTCAACTCAGGTGAAAGATGCTCGCGTGTCGCTGATGTACTTTAACGCGCGTCACGTAGAGAAGACTATCGTCAAAGAGCGCTCTCCAGTGCTTGATATGGGCAACCTGGTACATGCTCTGGCTCTACAGCCGGAAAACCTCGAAGCGGAGTTCAGCGTAGAGCCGGAGATCCCTGAGGGTGCTTTCACCACCACCGCCACCCTGCGCGAGTTCATCGACGCGCACAACGCCAGCCTGCCAGCGCTGCTGAGTGCTGACGATATCAAAGCGCTGCTGGAAGAGTACAACGCCACCCTGCCGTCGCAGATGCCGCTTGGAGCTTCGGTAGATGAAACCTATGCATCGTATGAGCAGCTTCCCGAAGAATTCCAGCGCATTGAAAACGGCACCAAACATACAGCCACGGCGATGAAAGCCTGCATCAAAGAGTACAACGCCACCCTGCCCGCGCCGGTTAAAACCAGCTGCAGCCGTGACGCGCTGCTGGAGCAACTGGCAATAATCAACCCTGACCTGGTCGCTCAGGAAGCGCAAAAATCGTCGCCGTTGAAAGTCTCTGGCACGAAGGCCGATCTGATTCAGGCCGTGAAATCAGTCAACCCGGCAGCGGTATTCGCCGACGAATTGCTGGATGCGTGGCGGGAGAACACCGAAGGGAAAGTGCTGGTCACCCGCCAACAGCTCAGCACCGCTCTGAACATTCAGAAAGCCCTGCTGGAGCACCCGACCGCCGGCAAATTGCTGACTCACCCAAGCCGCGCTGTCGAGGTTAGCTATTTTGGGATTGATGAGGAAACCGGGTTGGAAGTTCGGGTACGCCCTGACCTTGAGCTCGATATGGGCGGCCTGCGCATTGGCGCCGACCTGAAAACTATCAGCATGTGGAACATCAAGCAGGAAGGCCTGCGTGCGAAGTTGCACCGGGAAATCATCGATCGGGACTATCACCTGAGCGCGGCCATGTACTGCGAAACTGCGGCGCTGGACCAGTTTTTCTGGATTTTCGTCAACAAAGACGAGAACTACCACTGGGTCGCCATCATTGAGGCGTCTACCGAGTTGCTGGAACTTGGCATGCTGGAATACCGCAAAACAATGCGAGCGATAGCAAACGGCTTCGACACTGGTGAATGGCCAGCGCCTATCACAGAAGACTACACCGACGAACTGAACGATTTTGATGTGCGCCGCCTTGAAGCGTTGCGCGTACAGGCATAAGGGGAAAATCATGGAAAACACAAATATTGTTACCACTGAGCAGCAGGCACCAAACACCATTTCTGCCAGTAACGCAATTTTTAACGTTCAGGCACTGGGTCAGTTAACAGCTTTCGCTAACCTGATGGCAGACTCACAGGTGACGGTACCGGCACACCTTGCAGGGAAACCAGCCGACTGTATGGCTATCGTCATGCAGGCTATGCAATGGGGTATGAATCCTTACGCTGTGGCGCAGAAAACACACCTGGTTAACGGTGTTCTTGGTTACGAGGCACAACTGGTCAACGCAGTAATCGCAAGCTCCAGTGCCATTCATGGCCGTTTTCATTACCGCTATGGGGGTGACTGGGAGCGCTGCACCAGGACACAGGAAATCACACGCGATAAAAACGGTAAAAATGGGAAGTACACCGTCACTGAGCGCGTTCGTGGCTGGACGGATGAGGACGAGATCGGCCTGTTCGTTCAGGTTGGTGCCATTCTGCGAGGTGAATCTGAAATCACCTGGGGAGAACCTCTTTACCTCTCCGGCGTTGTTACCCGCAATTCTCCGCTATGGGTTTCAAACCCTAAACAGCAAATTGCCTATCTGGGCGTTAAATATTGGGCTCGCCTGTACTGCCCGGAAGTGATCCTCGGCGTGTACAGCCCTGATGAGGTTGAGCAACGAGAAGAACGCGAGATTAACCCTGCTCCAGTCCAGCGCATGAGCGTACAGGAAATCACCAGCGAGGTTAGCACCAGAACCAGCGCGCAGGAGTCGGCAGCTAACGTTGATGCTGTTGCCGACGATCTTCGCGAACGCATTGATACAGCAAGTTCCGTTGATCAGGCAAAAGCAATCCGTGCGGATATCGAATCACAGAAAGCGTTGCTGGGTACTGCGCTGTTCACCGAATTAAAAAACAAAGCAGTGAAGCGCTATTACCAGGTCGATGCACAGAACAAAGTCGAGGCAGTGATCAACTCAATTCCAAACCCTGGCGAACCGGAAGCCGCAGAGATGTTTGCTAAAGCTGAAAGCACGCTTGGCGCTGCTAAACGTCATCTTGGCGACGAACTGCACGATAAGTACCGCGTCACCCTGGATGATATGAAACCGGAATACATCGGCTAATTGCATCGGGAGGGGTTACGCCCTCCCGCCTGAGGAGGTTTTATGCGCCTTATAAATCGCAGTAAGCAATCGCCATTGGGCCGTCGCGCATGTGATGTTGCACTGGCAGCGCATCATGAGAAGTTCGGCGATTACGGCAGACAAAAGCACGTTACCAATTACACCGTTGTAGTGGATGGCGTAAAGGTTCCTGTCGAAGTAGTTAACCGGGCCACCAGCTACGTAGCCACCGCAATGATCGGCGTCCGGAAACTTAGAAATCTGCCCGCACAGGCAAAATGAATATTAGCGATGGCCCGCTGCGGGGCCACTGGAGAAAACGATGAGCAACATTATCCAACTGACGCCAAACAAGTGGGTTAGCGAAAAAGTTCTGATTGCGGTTACCGGGCTTAAGCCCGGAACCATTACCCGCGCCAGAAAAGAATCCTGGATGCTGGGCCGCGAGTACCTGCACATTTCACCAGACGGAAATCCGAAGCCTTCGAGCGAATGCATATACAACAGAGAAGCCGTTGATCAGTGGATCGAGGCGCAGAAAAAAAATCAACCAGGTGCGAAGACAACATGAAAAGCAGTACACTCGTCAATGCTCCTGGACGTCAGGAGGGATTAATGGCTAATGCATCATACCCGACAGGCGTCGAAAACCACGGCGGTTCGCTCCGCATCTGGTTTCTGTATAAAGGTAAACGTGTCAGGGAAAACCTTGGTATCCCTGACACTGCAAAAAATCGCAAGATAGCTGGCGAACTGCGTTCTTCGGTTTGTTTTGCGATAAGGATGGGGAATTTTAACTATGTGGAAAAATTCCCAAACTCACCGAACCTTGCCCGGTTCGGTCAGGATAGAAAGGAAATTACTGTGCTGGAGCTTACCGAAAGATGGTCCGAGCTGAAGAGAATGGAGATCAGCTCTAATACCATGAGTAGGTACGAATCTATCATAAAAAACATGCTTCCACTCATCGGCGAAAACAAAATGGTTTCTGCGGTGACTACTGAGGATTTGCTGTATGTCAGGAAGGAGTTGCTGACGGGCTTTCAGGTAATGAAGAAGGATCACCGGACTCAGGTTAAAGGCCGGAAATCGTCCACAGTGAATAATTACATGATGCTGATGGCCGAGATCTTCCAGTTTGGAACAGATAACGGCTATGCAAAGGAAAACCCGTTTAGCGGAATTAACCGTCTCAAGAAAGCGAAAGGGGAACCAGATCCACTCACGACAGACGAGTTCATCAGGTTTATCCAGGCATGCGGACACCAGCAGATGAGAAATCTCTGGTCACTGGCAGTCTATACCGGAATGAGGCATGGGGAGTTGTGCGGTCTGGCCTGGGAAGATATCGATCTGCATGCCGGGACGATCATTGTGAAGCGCAACCTTACCCAGACGGATGAGTTCACCCTGCCAAAAACCGACGCAGGTACTGACAGGGTGATATATCTCATTCAACCAGCTATTGATGCCCTGAGGAATCAGGCCCAGTTGACACGCCTTGGCCGGCAGTTTGAGGTTGAAGTGAAGTTGCGGGAATATGGACAATCTGTCATTCAGCCCTGCACGTTCGTATTCAGCCCTCAATGCGTCAAACGTGGACCTCGCACAGGATATCACTACGCGGTTAATTCCATTAATAAAATTTGGGCCCCGATAATCAAGCGTGCCAGCATTCGTTACCGTAACGCGTATCAGTCACGACATACCTATGCATGCTGGTCATTATCAGCTGGTGCTAACCCAAACTTTATAGCAACGCAGATGGGGCATACCGATGCACAGATGGTTTACAAGGTGTATGGAAAGTGGATGTCAGAGAAGAGCGCAGAACAGGTTTCTCTGCTCAACCAAGCACTTTCCCGCTATGCCCCATCACTGCCCCAAAGCATGGTAGCAGCGCAGTAGAAATCCTTAAATTCAAGGGGTTAGCAGTCGCATCGCTACATTTTTATAACATGGGGCACGAAATGCGCTCGACCCTAAAGACAGCTTATGGTGTGATCGGGGTTCAATAAATCGCTAAACAAGGTATACTCCAGCGGTTTTCTTAGTTGTTTATTGTACTAAACGCTCCCGTGAGAGGACGCAACAGCGCACCTATGACACAATTCGCTTCTCCTGTTCTGCACTCGTTGCTGGATACAGATGCTTATAAGTTGCATATGCAGCAAGCCGTTTTTCACCACTACTATGATGTGCAGGTAGCGGCTGAGTTTCGTTGCCGTGGCGACGACCTGCTGGGTATTTATGCCGATGCTATTCGCGAGCAGGTGGACGCGATGCAGCACCTGCGCCTCCAGGAGGACGAGTTCCAGTGGCTCTCCGGCCTGCCCTTTTTTAAACCGGATTATCTGAACTGGTTACGCGAGTTTCGCTATAACCCAGCTCAAGTCTGTGTCACCAACGATAACGGCAAGCTGAATATTCGCTTAACCGGCCCGTGGCGTGAAGTCATTATGTGGGAAGTGCCGCTGCTGGCCGTGATCAGTGAGCTGGTTCATCACTACCGCTCGCCAAACGCGGGCGTTGATCAGGCGCTCGACGCGCTGGAAAGTAAGCTGGTTGATTTCACTGCGTTAACCGCCAATCTCGATATGTCCCGCTTCCACCTGATGGACTTCGGCACCCGCCGCCGTTTCTCTCGTGAAGTGCAGCAGGCGATAGTTAAACGTCTCCAGCAGGAGTCATGGTTCGTCGGCACCAGCAACTATGATCTCGCGCGTCGCCTGGCGCTGACGCCGATGGGCACTCAGGCGCACGAATGGTTCCAGGCGCATCAACAAATCAGTCCGGACCTGGCGACCAGCCAGCGTGCCGCGTTGGCCGCCTGGCTTAACGAATATCCGGACCAGCTTGGTATCGCATTGACAGATTGCATTACAATGGATGCGTTTTTACGCGATTTCGGCATTGAATTCGCCAGCCGTTATCAGGGGTTACGCCACGACTCAGGAGACCCTGTCGCATGGGGCGAAAAGGCGATTGCCCATTATGAAAAGCTGGGGATTGATCCGCTGACAAAAACGCTGGTCTTTTCAGATAACCTTGATCTGCAAAAGGCGGTCGAGCTCTATCGCCATTTCGCCTCTCGCGTGCAGTTAAGCTTCGGCATCGGTACCCGCCTGACCTGCGATATCCCTCAGGTAAAACCGCTCAATATTGTGATTAAACTCGTGGAATGTAACGGAAAGCCGGTGGCTAAACTTTCCGACAGCCCCGGTAAAACGATCTGTCATGATAAAGCGTTTGTGCGCGCGCTGCGTAAAGCCTTTGATCTCCCGCAGATCCGCAAAGCCAGTTAA